CCACAACCTTGTTTATCGTTGCAGAGGCCTTCTAATACAGTAGATAATGCTCGTGGTCTTACATCATAAATATAAGTTACCATATCGTCTGCTTTGTATCCATGGGCGCTATAGTTGCTTCCTTCTGGTAATGAACTAGCCCGTACCTTTTTCGTTCTTGCTAAAAATGAAATTGATACATTAGGGGTTCGTCCTGCTTCATCACATAGTTCAATAAACGCTTGCCAATCTTTGCCGAAGTGTGTATTTAACTTTGGATGAATATCCATGGAGAGTGACTTTGATTCATGGTCATATTGAACGTTGTCTTGCCAACCTACAAAGTAGAGAATATTACTTTGCGCGCTGAATCCCGTTCTAAAAGTCGTTCCCATGTGATTAATATCATGTAATGTACTTTCCCAATATGAAGCTGACCTAGCCAGCTCAACAGCAGAAAAAAATTCTCCTCTCATAAATCTATCACCAATCATAGCAATAGTTTTTCGTACTTCAGGATTACCTTTTTCACCAAGAGGCGTAGAAAGTTCTTTAATTGCTTTGTGTACAATTACAGTTTGTAACGGCACCTCAAATGTAAATTCTTTATATTCATCTTTTTCTGTTTCTGGCATAATTTATCCTCACATTTTTTTAAGTTTCTTTAATTGTTCTGATGGCACAAATAAATTTTCGTCAAAGGCCTTTTGGTAAGGTGGAATCCTTTTTTCTTTTCTAAGTTTTTCTGTTCTCTTTTTTGACCTGTGCCATATATTGACATTCCAGTCATGTGGGTCTTTAACATATGGTTTTATCCATTTTCGTACATCTGTAGCTCTTTGAAGCATTTGGTCAAGTAGCCAAAAGAATATATCTCTATAAGCCGAATCTTTGTACATAAGCCAAAGAAAAAACTCACCAAGGTCTTTTACTACTTTTGCTTGGTATTCTTCTTTTATTTCTTTACCAGCATATCCCAACATTTGAGCGAAAAGATATACTGCTGGATTTCCACTATGTTTTAAATCACTACGAATATTAGCAATAGTTGCATCTTTACCTAGTTGCTTACGCAATAGCCACATTCCGGCACGAACAAATTTTTTTGGCTTATCAGCGAAAAGAATATCCATATTATCACTTAGTCGTATTTTTCTTCTCTGCCAATTTCATTGCTTCTTCAAATGCTTTTTTTACTTCAGGTTTCTGCATGTCTTTGGCGTCTGCCTTAAATAGTTCATCATATTCTTTTTCTGTAAGTTTTTTCTCATCTTCTGTTAAAGTTGCACCACGAGGTCTGAACTCTTCCATTTTATATTGCCCATATCTGCCTTCTGCGAATGTAAGCAATCTAAGTCCAGATTCAACATACATGTCTCGTCTTACACTTACTTGCTGCTTAACAGCTGCTACACTGTTTGTAATGGTTTTGATTTGCTCATCAAATATAGCAAGAACTTTTTTCTTGTCGTCTTCACTATAATATGTATCTTGCGTTAATTGTATTTGTATCGGAAGTTTTATTTCACCCTTTTGGATTTTCTTTCTTCGAGATACAAGATTGACCCTTATAAATTCATATTGTTTATATTGGGTATATAATTTTGCATATTGATTGCTTAGCTCCACAAGTTCATTAAAAACGATTGTTTCGTTTTGATACAGTGGAACTGCTCCAGCTCTGTCTATTTCTTTTACACCAACTTTTGTGGATATTGGTCCAATTTTTGCTGGCGTTTTTTTATTAGCTCTTTTTCTACTATTTCCTTTTGCCATGTTTTTCTACCTCTAATTTATTTAATCTCAAATATTTCTTTAAACAGTTTTGGCAACCGTTTCATTCCACGCCAAACTGCCGGTCTCATAAACGGTCTATATCCGCCTTTATAATGTTGGGGTGCATTCTCTTCACCAACTGGTACAGTCCCTCTGCACATTGGTCCAAACTCATTCCATACCGCATAATGCGCTGTAACTCCGAGTTCATAATTATATGTACCCAAACGTCTCATATATATTGTTTGTCTCATATGACCAGTATCTACCGGGCATAATCTTTTAGCCTCTTGTTTCATCCAAAGAACTAAGTCATGTTGAAGTTTCTGATATTTCTTACCATCAGCTAGCGACTCAATATCTTTTATTAGCGCATCCAAGCCGTACATTTCAATTCTTATCATTTTGTTCGTCTAATATTGTTTTACCGAGTTCTTTTTCTTTTTCAGCTTGTTTCTTAACTAGCACATCTCTTGCTTCTTTACAACGTTGAATCATTTGTTTCTCTTCTGCGCCAATCGCACCACCAATTATATTATAAGTAAATTTTTTCTTCAATCTTTGGGCATCTGCCTTTTTAGCATCGGCACCTTTGAGTTCTTTGATTGGTGGTTTAATCGGATTCTTAGGTCCTGGTGCGGGTCCACCTGGTATTCCAGGTTGAGGAGTTATTGGCTGCTCTATTTTTTTAGTTGGGTCAAGATATATCTGTCCTTCATTAATCATCCTTCTGCCTTCCTCTAAATCTGCCAGTCCACCTTTCTTAGCTTTATCAGCTGCGGTAACTTTAATGTCTAATAATTTATTTTCTGCTGCTTCATCGATGTAAATTGGATTCCAAACAATATTGTATTTCCATTTCTTTCCGTTTGCTTTTAATATTCTAGTATATAAATCTCTAATAAGAGGAGTCATTTCCAATTCTTGGTCGTCAGTAACATCTCTATAATAATCTGCAAATCCTATTTCCGCACCCGTTACACGACCCATCTGAATACCAGTAAGAACGTGAGTAGGCATATTAAGTGCAGCAGCGATATTTAAAACTATATATTCATAAAATGGTTTTGGGTCAATAGCGGTTGGATTGTGCATTTGTACTTTTAATTCTTGGTCATGTACTAAAGTACCAACATGTTTAGCCGCAAGTTCTTCATAAAACTTTTTTTGGTCGTCGTCCATATCAAGAACTTCCCAATCTTGTATACCATACGCGTGCCAAGCAAGAATATACCCAGCTGCAATATCAATATTTTTCTTACTGAACATTGTCCAGCGTAAAAGGTCAATTGTAGACACACCAAGATTATGGCCAGGCGTTAAGTTTGCTGGAATCCATTGCATTCTCTTTGGGTGAATCCACATTTCATTCATATCTTTATCTAAATAATGATAATGTAAAATACCTGCTTTTTCATATTCACCAGAAAAGTATTTACGTTCTACAATATATTCTGAATTTATAATATGAACGTCCCAAGGTTCTGAATCTTCTCTTGGTGCATCTTCTACTGCAATATCTTCATCATTTGTAAAATCAATTATAAGAAAACCATCACCATAAATATGAGATGCCCTTTTTGCTTCATTAAGTTTTCCTTTATAATTTGAACGCAATTCAAAAGCAGTTAATAAATCTAAATCTTTTTGTACTAATTTTGTACCTTCTTTCATTGGCTTAAGTATAAACCATGCTCTAAAAGTATCCGCGCATTTCTTTTTAACACCCTTCATAAAAAGTGGAGATTCATTAGCAATTTCACGTCGTCTTGATGGAGATAATTTTTCATATCCTTGTTTTATATTTTCTGCTGCTTCATTACTAGGCATAACTTTTTTAGATGGCACAGTTTTTTTAGTGTCTATAGTTTTAGCCACGTAATTGACCCAGACGTCACTTGCATAATCCATTATTGTTTTAGACATTTTATATCTCCCACAATACTTGTTTTACAAACCCACCTAAAGTATGATTTCGCCAAAGCTTAAATGAAAACAAAGCATACCTAAGCGCGTCGCAGGCATGGTCGTTAACTTTAGCTGGCTTTTCAGTCGGATTTGAATTTAGTTTATTTTTTTCATAATGATAAGCTTGTAATTCATTTATTACATGACTGCAATACTTATCGATTAATATCAAATTTTTCTTTAATAGAGATTTTACTTTCGCGATACCAGGTTCAACTTTATTGATTCCAGCTTCTATTGGAATCTTTAATTGTTCACACTGGGTTATTAAATCTAATGCTGCTGGGTCACAGAATACTTTTCTGTAATGATATTTCTTTTCATGAAGTGCTTGTATTTCTTTCGCCAAGTCTGCACTTGTTGATGGAGAGTAAAACTCATCCACTATTATCGCATGCTTGTCTTTTGTTATTCCAATGGTTAATACGCAAGAAGGATTTCTTGTACCAAAGTCAACGCCCGCAATATAATATAATATATCTTCTCTATCTCTATAACTGCCAACATGTTTCTTTGGGTCGAAATTTTTATAAATCTGTCCTGCGAATGCACCCCAGTCCCCGTCAAGAAACCGTTTCACCCAATCATCATCATAGTTATCTAATAGAGACTGGATATAGTTATTGTAATCGGGTAAAAGCTCGTTATCATAAGTCGTCGTTTTTACTGTTGCGTATTGAGGATTGCCAGATAAGAAGAATCTCTGGTAAATCCAGTGTGCTTCACTTCCGGGATTTGTAGTTAATATTCCAAATGGCTTTTTTAATACATTTCCACTTATACGGCCTACGAGTTGTTTGAAAATCGTCTCATCGATATCAATGGGCTCGTCTAAGCCAAAGAAATCTAATGTGTATCCTCTTAGCTTCAATTCATCGTCACAGGCCTTAAAATGGACGAGAGAGCCATTTGTGAACTCTGCACGCATTTGTCCCGGACTTGAAACGAATTTTTTAATTATAGTAACGGGTATTCCAGCATCATCAAGCGCCTTTTGATATAACATGGCCTCTTGCTTGAAAACTGTAAATACAACATCTCTCAATTGTGGATATGTAAGAGAACCTAACAGACCAACACAGCCCGGGTTTTCCACACACGTTCTAATTGCTATGTTAGCTAGGAGCAATGTCTTGCCTGCTCGAAAGGCTCCCGAATATAAAATGAACTTTGCTTTTTTAAGCGCTGCGAACACTTCCATCTGTTTAGGAAGGAAACTACGTTTTATATGCAACACTTTAGTATTTAAGATTTTACCCACCCTATCCACGCTTTTGCTAGCGCCACCTAGTATAAGATATAATATATATATGTTACAATATATATTAGTCGTATACAATTATAGTGCGCCAGGGCTTCCGTCGCCTTTCTTCAGCTTCCGTCAGTGGGTATTGCACCAAATCTCTTCGAGAAAAATAGGTTCCGTCGGTCTCTTCACAATATTACACGAGTATAAAACCCCCTTTAACTCTCCTATGCAAGAAAGGCTGACGGTGTTGACGGAACGTGTGTGTGGCTCCTGTAGAAAGCTTTATATACGTTAATAGGGTATATATAATAGAGGCGAATGAAAATGGACGATACAGGATTAGATGAAATTAGCGAAAAATTTTTTGTTAACAACTATTCTAATATTAATTTAAGAATTTCTATTATTCAAGAAAAATATATAGAAAGTAGAATTAAATGGGTTTGGCGACTTCCTTTAATTAGAAATTTTACAGCTACTAAAGTTGTTTTAATGTTTTCTGCACCAAGTATAGAAATATTAGAAATAGCTGATGAGTATAAACCATTTATAGAATTTAATCAGAAAGTCATGCTAGTTGGCAAATCATTGTTCTGGGCACACCTTTTGATGAAGAGGAGAAAGTAGTATGGTAAAACGCGGACCGAAAAGTAATAGCAAGGCTAGATATAAGGCTGAAGCAGAAATTATTGCGAAGCATGGGACTTTGTCCTCTAGAAAGATTGCGGAGTTACTAAAGAAAGATTATGGAATAGTTGTCACACATGCTACGGTAAATGATGATTTAAAACATGACCTTGATTCACTATCCGATTCTGAATTAAAAAATAAGAAGACCGGTATCATGGCAGATATAGAAGAACTGGCAACAGATGCTTTTAATATCGCTAAGACAGACGATAGTAATAAAGTTAGATTATCAGCAATGGACACATACACGAAAGTTATTAAAACGCAAGCAGAAGTTTTAAAGAAGTTTGAAGAAGCGAAATTAGAAAGAGTTAAGCAATTAAGACCAATTTTTTATGTTTTCATTGGAGAACCAACAGAGGCTGATTTGAGTAAGATTAAAAAGAAAGAGGCAAATAAAGATGGAAGAAAAGAAACCGAATAATAAAGAAGAGAATAAACGTATAGTAATCACACCACCAATACCAACGAGGAAACAAAAAATTTGGAGGACACTCACTTGTTGGAGACCACTGACAAAGTATGAAGGTAGAAAATTTGCTATAATGATTCTTAAACTTTCTGAGGCGATTCTTAATTTAGAAAGAATACAACAAAAACTTATCAAAAATAATAATATAATCATGCAACAAATACAAGGTCACCAAATGGCGGCTGCAGCAAGAAAAGCAGAAGAGGAAAAAAGAACAAAAGAGGATAAGGCGTTCCAATGAAGAAATTAATACCAGACGAAATAATGAAGCATTTTCAATCAAATCCTGAAATGGGTAGATTTGAACTATCTAAACTTTCTGGCATATCAGACCACGATGCTAGATATTATTGTAGACTTCATAAATCGCTTCATAAAGAAGCTAAACTTGTAAGCAAGGGAATATTCGCATGTGACTATCATTATCCATTACATGACAAAGCTAGTCATAGAATTGTTCTAAAAGCAATAGAGTTAGTTAAACCAGACCATTTTGTATTCGGCGGAGATGCTCTTAATTTAGCTTGTATCTCTCATCACAATAAAGGAAAGATAAAATTATTAGAGAATGAGCGGATTTCAAAAGACTTTGCTGGATTTCAAAAAGATATTCTTGACACTATAGAAGCAGTCTTGCCAAAGAAATGTAAAAAGTATTTCATGATAGGAAACCATGAATACTGGATTGATAGATTAATAGAAGATAATCCACAAATGGAAGGAATGTTTGAACTAGCTAATAATCTTAAATTAGACGATTACCAAGTTATACCATTTAATAATATTTTGAAAATAGGCGAAATGTCTTTTATTCATGGTATCTATACAAATAAGTATCATGCGGAAAAGCATTCAAGGATTTTTCAGAAGATGTTATTCTATGGTCATTTGCATACAAATCAAGTTTATACTTCCATTGCTCCAACAACGTCACTTCCAAAACAAGCAGTTGGTGTAGGTTGTCTCTGTAATAAGAATCCGGAATATATGCGAAATAAACCTAATGACTGGCTTCACCAGTTTCTTATTTGGTATATGTTTGACGATGGAACATTTGTTTATCAGACCCCGATTATCATACATGGGAAAACAGTGATAAACGGGAAGGTTATCGATGGCAACAAGTGAAAGGTTCTGTAAAGATTGCGGTGCAAATATAACTGATACACAAACAGTATATAGTACAAGATGTAGTGACTGTCAAGAAAAAATGAGATATAAACGTGGTAAAACTTTTTTGAGCAAGAAGCAAGAAAAAAGAAAACGCTCAGCACCACGTTGTTTAACAGAACTTGGTACATCTGATTTCAAAGGACATAGAAAGAAAAACTTTAAAGAAGAAGCGGAAGTCGTAAAAGAAGAAATGAAAAAATTAGGATTGAGAAAATGATTAAATTACCAAAAAAGTTACAGAATAAATCATTTAGATTTATAAAAATTAGAAAAGGGGAAAAAGCTCCGCTGGAAGAAGATTGGCCAATGACTAATAATTATAAATATAATGACCCTGACTTTATTGAATATCTTAAAACTGCTTCCGCTTATGGAGTGGCTTGTGGATTTGGAAAGTTAGCAATTATCGATTGTGATAATGCGGAAAGTGCGGCAAAAATAATGTCTGTATTACCAGATACATTTACTGTGATAACTCCAGGTCATAAAAGTCCACATCTTTATTTTATAATCAAAGATTTAACAAAAAAAATAATTATGACAGATAATAGTGAAGTACACCATGGTGAAGTTCAATTTACAGGATTCCAAGCACTTGGTCCTGGTAGTCTGCATCCTAATGGAAAACTATATGAAATATTAAATGGTATATCAATTGCATCTATTACTAAAAAAGAATTACTAACTGCTATAAAACCTTTTATTAAAGAAGAAGAAAAAAAGAAACCGTGCGATAGTGGAATACAAATGGATATTTCCATTGTTTCAAAAAATATTAAAGGTTTAAATCCAAGTAGTAATGGAGAATTGCAGGGGCCTCATCCAGTGCATCCAAGTGAAGGTGGAATGAATTTTGGTGTAAATGAAGAGACGAATCGCTGGCATTGTTATAGATGTGGCACAGGTGGAGATGCAATTTCATTAATAGCATTACTTGAAGAATTTGCTGAATGTGATGAACTTAAAAGAGGATACTTTAGTACAGATGAAGGAAAACTAGTTTTCAAAAAAGCAATGAAAGTTGCAAAAAAGAAATACGGATACAAAGATGAGAAAGAACTAGCACAAGAAAAACAAGTTACTCTAGCAAGGGAATTGGTAGATTCAGAAATTGAAGAACTTAAAAATCCAAAACTTGTATTTAATATTCTCAGAGAAATTCAGCGGGAAGGTGTAGTAGGTGAAGAAAAATCTATTTTAACTCTCATTAATAGAATTGCTATGAGATGCGTTATTAATCTTACAAAAACTAGTGGTAATATTATTGTACTTGATGATACTGGTTTAGGAAAAGATAATGTCACAGAAAAACTGTGTCGTATTATGTTAGTCAAAAATAATACACTTTTTTCAGCAACCTGTATTTCAGATAAGGTTCTTAACTATTGGCATCCCGGAACTAAGGATACTAGTTGGGATGGACGTGTGATGTATCTGCAAGACCCAGAAGAAGATACACTTAAAGGCCAGGCTTTCCGTGTTCGTGCTAGTGGAGATAACGAAAACGTGACACTTGACACAGAAAGAAATTTACGTTATATTCAAATACTTGGAAAACCTATTCTCATTGTTACTAGTATGAAAGCTGCAATTGATATAGAATTAATACGAAGATGGGACGCGGTGCATTTGGATGGGTCAAAAGAATTGACCAACGCAATCGTTAAGCATCAATTAATGGCAGCTGCGACCGGAGAGGTAGATATTTATGCTAATGACACACTACGATATGCGCTTCAAAATTTACCAAGAGTAAAAGTACTTATTCCGTTTAGTATGGACTTAATGGATTTGGTTGACTCCAGTGCATCTATAATGAGAACTATGGCATTAAAATTATTGGATATAATAAAAGCTAGCGCTGCACTTAATCAATTTCAACGTGAAAAAAATGATGGTGGATTTGTATTAGCGACAAAAGAAGATTTGGCATATGCGATTTTCATTGTCAATCACTGTGGAGTTTTAACAGGGCAAGCATTAAATAGAAAACAAGAAGCATTAATTGATTATATTAAAGAAAAAGGTGAATCAGTTCAATTTAGTCAGATTATTGCAGACAATCCGGGAATATCAGAGGCGTGGGTATATCGCCAAGAGAAGGACCTTGTTGAGCGGCGTCTATTGCAAATGACAAAAGAATATGATACCGCTAGTGGAAAGAATGTTAAATGCTTTAAACTAGATACATTTCTTAATGTGGTAATTAAAGTTCCGAAAACATTACCTGGTTATTTCTTTAATGGTTTGGAAAAAGATATAAATAAAGGCAGAAAAAAACGAGGATTAAAAAATATAAGTTTATATGGGGTAGATGAATGAAATACTGTGTATGTATGTATGACCTAGATGGAAAACTTCTAGCAACAAGAAAATACTCTTGTTTAGGCTGCGGATGGAGACACGCACCAAAAACTACACCGGCATGTTGTAGAAAGGCAAATGCTACTGGAACTATAGTAAGAAAGAATGAAAGCTTTATCGCAATAGAGAAAAAGATAAAATGAGTTGCATTATGAAAGCAAGTAGCGAGCTAAGTGAAACATTCATATTCATGACTGACGGAAAAATGATTAAAGTAGTTATGAATTTTGATAAAAAAATATGCACGGTATATTCTGCTAAAGGCAGAATCTTATTAAAATTAGAGAAAATGACTCCTATAAGAATGAACGAATTGAAAATGAAAATAAATGATTATATAAAAAGCAGGAAAAAAAATCCCTACAATATGTATAATGGAATGGGTGTAATATGAACTATACATATAAACGTAAAACTATTTATCATATGCAAGGTATTAGAATTAAAGTAAGAATTAACACCACAACTAATTTAATAAGAATAGAGCAGAATTTAACAGTGACTGACCCAAGAAAATTATATAAACAAAGATTACATGAACTTAAAGTAAACGGGTGTGCTATTTGTGGATATGATAAATGTGATATTTCATTAGATTTTCATCATTCAAATCCTAAGGATAAGAAATATAATATAAATTTATACAGAATAGCAAATAAAGATTTAACAGATGAATTAAATAAATGTGTTTTACTGTGCAAAAATTGTCATGG